GATAAACCTTTTGTAGTTCTGAATTTTTCTAATTGCATTCATTGTCATTATGGAAATGAACCCTTGTTGGCAATAGCCGATTACCGAAGTTGTCAACATATAACCAGAGTTGCAATTTACTGTAATTTTTGCCTGTTACACTATTGACATAACCAACTCGTTGTGTTTCATTGCCACCATGGTAAAGATCATAGATATTTCGAATCAAAATTTAAAGGGTAATGAAACAGATATGTTCTTAAAACAAAAAATGGAAGAAGTTAGTATGGATAGCCAAGAGCTAGCCTACAAATTAAAAGTTTCTCCAGTTACTACTCATAGATGGCTTAAAGGCGAAAGAAAAGTTAGTGTTGAGCAAGCAATGGAAATCGCTAAAATTATTCAATGTGATCCAGCTGATATATTATTTCCCGCTAAAAAAATTGATAGTTTAGAATTGCATGGTTGCGCAGAAGATTACATAGTCAGAAGATTACATAAAAAAAACTATAGAGAAATTATTATACCTGGTGGTTTTTACACACCACAAACTAAAGCTATTCAATTTTATGCACCAGGCAGAGAGTGTCATAACGAAATACATTTATTTGAAAGAGGCGGAGCTACAGATTATGATTATAATGGTTTTAGTGAGGATGCTATTAACAGCACTTGCTATGTTCAGCCAACTGAAAAGGGTAGAAAAAAAGGTTGCCGTGATATTATTTGTTTAATTGAAATAGATAAATCACAACCAACATTTAGATTAAATTTATTACATCCAGAAACTAAAAAACCAATGTCTACTATGGCTACCAATGTAGATCCTAGAGACATTAAAATTGCAGCTCCAAGAAAAATGACTTTTTTTGAAAGTTATAATAAATATAAGCCTGGCAGAGTGCCTTCTAATAAAATAAATCCCTTCAAATAATTATCCACAACCAACACAACCTCCGATTTTACCTATCTGGTTTTTAAACTTGCCAATAAGGGTTTCTGTGTTTACCAATCGTTCCAATAAAGTATTTAATTTGTATTATGGAACCAGTATTAAAAGACGATTTTTTAGATAGCATTAAAGATTTACCAGAGTGGGTTAAACTTTATAAACTTAATCATTGGTCGCCTTCTCAATTAAATTCTATGGATTGTATGTGGGGTTATAAATATTTATATCTCACGCAAGAGCAAAGAAGAAAACTTCCAATCAATTCTAAAATGTTTACTGGCGTATGCCTTGGCGATATGGGTATTTTAAAATTTGGCAAATACTTATGGGAAACTAAAGTTGGTAAAGGTTTAGTTAAAACAGAGATCCTACCCCAAAGAAAAATCTTTGATAAAATTTTAGAAAAATTTAATGCGTATGAGCCAGCGGATGAAGCGGATAAAGCTCAACACGATCAAGCTAGATTAGGTTTAGCAATATCATTTGAAACATTAAAAAAAGGCATAAGAGAAATTAATTTAACCTCCCCTATTGAGTGTGAAAGATATGTTTCATTAACTTTAGATGGCTGCGTGTTACCTACAATCGGCAGAATAGATTTTGAAGATGAACATAATTTTGTTGAAATGAAAACAAAACATAGAAAGAAAAATAGACCAAGAAAAGATGGTACTTCAAATTATTCATTACCTAAACTAGATGAAGGTTACATGGGATGGGAAGAACACGTTAGCCAGGTGGCGTTCTATTACTTTGCTTGTGAAGAAAAAAAGAAACCACACTTGTTCGTAATGAATGAAGAAGATTATAAAATTTTTACCCCAGAAAATTGCGAGGATTTAAAACCAGAAAACTTGCGCAAACATTTAAACAAATTAACTATGGTTGCTAAACGTAGAGAACGAGTTTTAGAAAATCATGCGGGTAAGACTACTTGGCATCAAGATCTTAACTCTGATTTTAATCATTATTTTTGGAAGAACATGGGAGAGCATAGAGATATTGCAATGAAATTATGGGGGTTAAATTGAGACAAGACATATCAGTTTTAAATGTGCAGCAATGGATGTTGAAAAAGAATTTAGCAAAGAAAAATAATTATAAAGGTTTGCTCCTTGTTGTAATTATAGCCTTGTCTATCTTGGCAGTTAGCTTTGTTAAATATACCCAGAGTAATCATGCAGCGATGCGTGATGAGGTTTTAATACAGCAGTATTCTTTTACCTTCATTCAAACTCTGGGTATGCGAAAAAAGGTTAATCATGGGTAACGTCATAAACTTAATTTCACTAGAAACCTATTTACAAAAAATCAAAAAAGATGGTGGTATGTGGGAGTTCAAACCTGGGAAATGGATTATAAAACATTTAGAAGTAGAAGGATTGGCGCAGCATTATAACATAGAAACCAATATAGATTTGGTTCATTGTAATTTAGATAAAGAGGTAGCTGTAGTTAAAGCAGTTGCGCTACATAAAACTCGAAGATTTACCTCACTTGGAGAAGCCTCTCCTAAAAATAATCAATTTGATTATCCAGTAGCGATTGCAGAAAAAAGAGCTGTCGATAGATCTATTTTAAAAGCATTGGGTATTCATGGAGAAGTTTATTCGGATCAAGAAATGCCAAATGTAAAACAAAACAATAATGCCAACACGGGTATCAAGTTAGATCACGCAGATATTATTAAAGAAAGAATTAAGACGTGTACTCATAAAGCAAATTTAGAGGAACTAGGAAGTCAAAATAAAGAATTTTTAACTAAACTTAAAACACAAAATTTAGCAAGGTATGAAGAAGTAAAAACTGCCTTCTTAAATAGACGACAGCAATTAACATAAAAGGATAAATATATATGGCTGATTTTAAGAAACCACAAGATCCAAACTGGGTGTCTACATTTAGTTTGAAAAGAAACGCAGATAAGATAGCTGGAGACGAAGCTACTAAGAACAGACCCGATCTAGTTTTATCGGATAGTGATAAAGTAAACCCAAAGACAATGAAGCCTTATAGAAAGAACTTCACTATTGATGGTGTATGGATGGAGGCTTCAGCTTATATCCAGGAAGATAAATCTTTAAAGATTACTATCAAAAAAACGGGAACGGGAACAGCTAGCACTATTGCTACAGCTCCAGACGCTAATAGAGAAGAAATCCCCTTTTAGATAACTTATGGAACAATATGGCTTAACTCAAAAACAACTAAAACTTTTTAAGTTTATTAAAAGCTATATTGCAAAAAATACTGTGTCGCCATCTTATGACGAAATGAGGGTGGCGGTACATTTAAAATCAAAGAACTCAATTAATAAATATGTTAGCCAATTAGAAGATAGGAAATGGATCAAAAAATTACCAGGAAAAGCAAGAAGCATTCAAATATTAAAGTGATGACACACACAGATATATTTAAAGAATTTAATTACGAATGTTTAGCTGAACAAATTGGCAGCGATCATTATAAAAATATGAAAGTTGAACCCGCATATTTTATTAGTGAGAATAAACTATTGTTTGCTGAAGGAAATGTTGTAAAATATGTATGTCGACATCAAAAAAAAAATAAAGCTGAAGATATTAAAAAAGCTATTCATTATTTAAAAATTATTTTAGAAAGAGATTATTCAAATGAGTAAAAGGATTGAAAAATTCTGGAACGGAAGTGCTAACTTTACTGCTAGTGAAATTTTTACTTCTGTTGCTGATGCTGCAAATCAAATAATTCCTAGTGATGCAGCAAGATATGAAGTTGATGGAAAAAGTGTCAGCTTTGAATTTGCTAGGATAAAAGAGGTAAGTAATGATAAACCATTACCAACATCTGAGCCAAAAGATAACTCAGATCGAGAAGGAACGAAAGTCTCTGAACGCAAAGATCACGAGACTAAAAGTTAAAAACGGGGGAATGTATCCTCCAGGGATTGCGGCTATAAGTAAGACAGCTCACTCAAAATTGATTGCTGTTATAAGTCTGCAAGACCAACTAAGTAAAATAGAAGCCTAATTATTTTACTTTAGAACTATTCTCAACTGATTAAATTCAGACACCTTCCCTACGCCTAAATGAATATACCAGATTGGCAAACATAATTACCTATATGGATTGACATCTTGGCAATAACCATTATATCTATTGTATGGTTAAAAACTTTCAAAAAATCAAGTTCGCTACCTACTCTAATTTAGAGCAATACTTTATAAATATAATCCTTCCCCAAAAAAATAAATCTTCAAAAGTTATCGGTAAGACTTTGTTGGTGTGGGATAAAGAATTAAAAACACAAACCAAAGAGGCTGCGTAATGACTAAAAAAGTTGTTTACAATCACAAGCCAGATCCAGTTATTTCAATTAAAGAATATGAAATTGATGAAAATGGTAAAATGGTTTTGGTTAAAATAAATGCTTATGATGAAGCGTTAAAATCTGATCCTTTATTGCTTGCAGAGCAAAGAATGTTACTTAACCAACAAATGGATAATAGTTAATTTATGAAAGTTCAAGTCGTTACTGTTGATAGAGCTGGTGGTAAAAAGTTATGCGTTCAAGTTGTGTGGCAAGAGAATGGTAAAACTAAAAAGCAAAACAAAGAAGTTTTTGGCTTGAATGAAAAAAGATTAGCAGAAAAAAGCAGAAAATATTATGAGGGAGAAGAAGTAATAGATGCAGTAAATCAGCAAATTTCTTTTGAGTATGCTTTTAATTCTTACATCAAAACATTAGAGCAAGGCACTTTAAATATTCCAGAATATATTTCAAATCAAGTTGGAGTAATTAAAAACCATATAATTTCAAATATTAACAAACCTTTTTTATCAGATTATACAATGGCTGATTTTAAATACACAACTTTACCTTTAATTTTAGCTAGCAAAAAGGTTGCCTGGAGAACTAAAGACGGCAAGGAATATTATATTAGATTAAAAGATGCTATTGGTAAAAAAACTGTCAAAGAAGTTATTGGAGAACTTAAAAAATTTATTAAATATTGTGCAGAAAATGGTTGGAAAACAGATTATTCAATATTAACTTTTAAATTTCAAAAGAATTTCTTTGTTAATTATACTCAAAAAATAACATGGATGCCTCAACCCCATGAATTATTAAAAGTAATTAATAGAGAACCAGATATCAAATTAAAAACATTATGGAAGTTAGCTGCTGAAATTGGTAGTAGACCCAATGAGACACTTGCTATCTGTTATGATGATGTTGATTTTGATAATGGTACTATCGATTTAAAACACTCTTTAAGTAAATATAATGACTTTAGACCCTTTACTTTAAAAACGGGTGTAGAAAATAGAGATCCAATATTGGTTTCAGATGAGTTGTTAAATTTATTAAGCATTTGGATGAAATCTCAACTGTTTCCAATGACTTTAAAAAATGTTGTTTACAAAGATCCTTATACTGGAAAAATGACAAAAAGAAATTTTGTTAGAATATTTGATTTAAAGCAAAGTAGAGCTAGTAAAAAAATTAAACAATCAGCTAAAAAATTGGGTATTGATTGGCAAAGTGGAATGTCTCCTTTTAGAAAATGGAGTGTCCAAATGTCTACAGATCTTAAAGATCAAGATGGAAACTCTAGTTTCAATGAAAAACAATTAGATAAAAAATTTGGTAATAGTAAAAAAATTAGAGACAAGCATTATAATAAAAATTTGAATTTGAATGGGAAAAAAAGAAGAACTGCTATTAATCTAAATCAAATAACTGAAGGATGATAGTATGTCAGCAAACAAAGAAGCGGAGTTACAAGAAAAACAAAGAGTAGCAAAAGTATTATTTATTTTGCGAACTTTATCGAAGAAAACACAGACTAGAATTTCAAAGTCTATTCAAGTTAGTTTTCAACAAATCCAAAAATATGAAAAAGCCATGAATGAGATTGGCTCTAGTAAATTGTTTATCTTATGCCGTAAGGAAGATTGGGATATAAATTTATTATACAGAGGTGTACCAGAAGATATGCTCCCTTCTGTACCCTTGTTTCAGCAAGATATGGTACTAAAAAAG